CCCCGGGGTGTCGCACGGGTCAAAGGGTACGTCTTTTTTCGAAAAGATGTATTCATCGACCTTAACGGCATCCTCTCCTTACATATCTGATTTATATCAGGCTGATATTAAGCTTTGGGCCGAGGAAACTATTGCGGAACAAATCCGCCTGGAATCCTACGGTCCCATATCTCTTATCAGAGGGTCGAAGTTTACTTTTGTTCCAAAAACTGCGAAGACCAGTCGCATGATCGCAATTGAGCCTACGCTCAATATGTTTTATCAGCTTGGTATAGGAGGGATTATCGAGAAGCGTCTTAAGCGACACTTCGGAATATCTCTTCATGACCAGCCTGATATTAACAGGTGCCTCGCGGCACTGGGATCCCGTATTGACAGCTCGTTCGGCGATGGTTTTGCAACCATCGATCTTACAAGTGCAAGTGACTCCCTTTCCCTTAGTCTCGCTGGGTATTCTATACCTAGTGATACTTTGGATAAGCTCCTTGCTTTACGATCTCCTTACGGAATCGTTAGCTCGAAGGATGATCACTTGAGTACGGTGAAGCTTCATATGCTATCTACGATGGGGAACGGTTATACCTTTCCTCTTCAGACTGCATTATTTGCTTCTATTGCTGCTGCCTGCGTCAGCCAAGACGATGATATTTTGATCATGCCAAAAGCATGGTCTGAATACAACGTTGGTGGTCTCTATAGCGTCTTTGGAGATGACATAATAGTCAAATCCAGGAGCTATAGTCGGACGCAATGGCTTCTGAGGTTCCTCGGTTTCGAACCGAATCCTGAGAAGTGTTTCGCGAGTGGTGAGTTCCGTGAGTCCTGCGGCTTTGATTTCTATCAAGGCTTTAACGTGCGCCCTTTCTTTCTGAGAAGGGCGGACACGCTTCAAGATCTCACGGTTGCTTTCAATGGCGTTGTGGAGTGGGCGGCTCGATGCATAGTTCCGATTCCTTCCTTTTTACGCTGTATAGGTTCATACCTAGACAGTGCCGGAGGTGCGTTTTACGTACCAATGGGGGAGGACTCGACAGCTGGCATTCGAGTGCCGTACTCGCTTATCCAGGGCCTCAAGAGAGACCCGGATACGCAGTCGGTTGCCTACGCCTGCTTTGTACCTAGGGCTGAATACCTTAGATTCAAAGACGGAGGGAAACCTTATAAACGTCAAGGAAAGCCTTTACTCCACAGTAACCCGTCAGGGTTACTCATGTCTGTACTCAGAGGTGAGTGCAGATCTGGTAGAATCTCCGTAAGGAGCTCTAAGTTGGAGTATGGAACTAAGTGGCGAATAGCTCCCAATTGGGACTACCGCCCTTATACCTTGCAAGAGTGGTTTGACGACTATTCTTGTAACATTGCCTCCTTACCACGGAGGACCGCTCTCATCTTAGAAGGAAATCTTCCTAGAATGAGGCGGATCCGTAGATACTTTAAGTAGTACGCGGACAAAGGGGCCGATAATCTAAATGACTATCGG